ATAAAGGCAACCGTAACGGCGACAAAACAGCAGGAAATACAGCGAAGATGGCTAAGAAAATGGAAGGTGCAGGAGAAGATTTAAAATATCTCCGAGATATTGCAGAACGAGAATCAATAGATCGTTATACAATTGCTGAAATCAACATCGATGCCAGAAGCGAAAATCATATAAATAATGAAATGGATCTTGATGGTATTATTGATCGTTTCACCGAGAAAGCAGAAGAAGCAGCTGAAATGTTAGCAGAAGGAGGTCCAACGGATGTATAACTTTTTTGTAGATGGTGTACAGTTTCCTGTTGCGCCTCCTGAGCTAAGTACAAGGATAAATGGTAGGAATGAAACCATCGTCCTGATGAATGATGGAGAAGTAAATGTAATTAAAAAGCCAGGGCTAACGGATATTGAGTTTGAGGTATTACTCCCAAACGTCAAATATCCGTTTGCTGTTTATACGAATGGTTTTCAGCCAGCTACGTTTTATCTAGAGAAATTAGAGAAATTGAAGATTGATGACAAACCTTTTCAATTTATCGTCAACAGGATGATGCCAAACGGTAATCTTCTTTTTGACACGAATATGACTGTTACTATTGAAGATTACGAGATAATGGAATCAGCCGAGAATGGTTTTGATGTGACGGTTAGAATTTCGTTGAAGCAGTATAAGGCTTATGGCAACAAACGAATTGTGACAAAGCCTGCTACAGCATCTAGCAATGCATCTAACACGTCTAATGCAACAACCACTCAAAAGGCTGTCGTAGAACAAACACGCCCGACAACAGGCAAAGAGACACCAAAAACGCATACAGTGGCTAAAGATGAGACATTGTGGGCTATCGCTAAAAAATACTTAGGTGATGGCTCCAAATACACCGAACTAGCAAAGATAAATAAAATCAGTAATCCAAATGTTATAAAAGCTGGGCAGGTGATAAAACTTGGCTAAATCACAACTATTTATTATTAGTAAGGGTCGTATTTTCGAATGTGCTGTTGAGGAAGGAATAGAGTGGGAAACACATCGAAAAGGCACTCCGGGAAAGCTAACCTTTAATATCATTAAAGATGAATTGCTTGGTTTCCATGAAGGTGATGCTGTTCGCTTTGATTATGATAATCATAAAATATTTTTCGGTTTTGTTTTTACAAAAAAGCGTACAAATAACCGCATGATTACTGTTACTTGTTACGATCAACTTCGCTACTTTAAAAATAAAGACACCTATGTATATGCTAATAAAACGGCTTCTCAAGTGCTACAGATGATTGCGAAGGACTTTAAACTTAATACAGGTATAGTCGCTAATACAAAGCATGTCATAGCCTCTAGGGTTGAGGATAATCAAGAGTTATTTACCATTATGGACAATGCTTTATCAGATACAACTCTCAATACAGGTGATTTGTACGTACTTTATGACGACTACGGCTCATTAAATCTACGCAATATCAAAATGCTTAAAACAGATCTTCTAATCGATGAAGAATCAGGAGAATCGTTTGAATATACGACATCCATTGATGAAAATACGTATAACAAAATAAAATTAGTTCGCGAGAATAAGGAGACAGGAAAACGCGAAATTTTTATAGCTCAAGATAGCTCTAAAATGAATGACTGGGGCGTCTTACAAATGACGGATAAGCTTAATGAGAAAGAAAACGGTAAGGCGAAAGCCGATGGAATGTTAAAGCTTTATAATCGTAAATCCAGAAAGCTTCACATAAACAAAGTCTTTGGTGATCCAACGATTCGTGGTGGCAGCCAAGTCGGTGTCCAAATGTATTTAGGGGATTTAACAGTCGCTAACTTCATGATTGTTGAGTCAGTTAAACATACATTCTATGATTCGGATCACCGCATGGACTTGAAGTTGATAGGAGGCGATTTCGTTGCGTAGTATGACAGATTTTCTAGAAAATATACAAGGTATTGTTTTAGGCATACTGAACGCTCAGAAGCTTTCTACAGTTGTATATGGCACTGTAGAAAGTATAAGTCCTTTAAAAGTACAAGTTGACCAAAAACTTTTGTTAGAACAAGAACAATTAAAATTAACTCGATCTGTCATGGATTATGAGGTCGAAATGACAGTTGACCATTTAACGGAAAATCGTGCTGGCGGTTCTGGTGATGCTGCTTTTGCCTCACACAATCATGAATACAAAGGGAAAAAGAAGTTTCTAATCCATAATGGGCTAATTGTAGGTGATAAGGTCACAATGATTCGTGCACATGGCGGTCAGCAATATTTAATTATAGATAAAGAGGTGACGTAATGTTACCACAAGTGGATATAGAAAATGATGGTTTAGTTCCTGATTTTGAAGAGGTAGTTGAACCATCGAAAGCACATAAATTATATATCGATAAAAATCGCTGTGTTGGCTTTGTAGATGAAATAGAAGCCATGAAACAAGCGATTTTTTTAATGCTTTCAATTGAGCGTTATGACCACATTATTTATAGCTGGAATAATTTCGTTGAATTAAAAGACTTATTTGGGATGCCTACATCATATGTGGCGAGCGAAGTTCCTCGACGTATTCGTGAATGTTTATTACAAGATGACCGGATTAATGAAGTGGATTCCTTTGTGGTGACAACTCATAAAAACAAAGTACACGTTCAGTACACAGCTCATACCATTTTTGGTGATATTACTGGTGAGAAAGAGGTGATATACACATGACAACGCCATTTAGTTTAGATGCTACATTTGAAGATTTACAAGCAATGAAACGTGCAAATGTGGCATCTATGGACCCAAATTTAGATATGCGAGAGACATCACCATTATTCAACGCAACAATTGTGAACTCTTTAGAAACTGTACAAATGTTAGCGACGCTGAAGTATCTCATTGACTTAGTGTATGCCGACACAGCGCCAAGAGAATATTTAATCCGCCGTGCAGCAGAACGTGGCTTGAAACCGTATGAGGCGACTAAAGCAAAGTTAAAAGGCGAATTTAACATTGATGTACCAATTGGCAGTAGATTTAGCTTGGATGAGCTGAACTATGTTGTAATCGAAAAAATTACGATTGGTCAATTTATTTTGGAATGTGAAACCCCTGGTGCTTTAGGAAATATGTTTTTGGGACCAATTGTGCCAATCGAATATATTAATAATTTGCAGTGGGCTAGATTAACAGCCGTGCTTATTCCGGGGGAAGACGAGGAAGGAACAGAGACATTTCGTCAACGTTATTTTAATTCATTCGAATCACAGGAATTCGGTGGTAACCGGGCTGACTACAAAGGAAAAGTAGGGAAGATGGAAGGAGTAGGTGGTGTACGAGTTTATCGTGCAAAATACGGTCCTGGTACGGTTGGGTTAACTATTATAGACGCTCAGTATCGAAAACCTACTCAATTATTGATCGATAAAGTTCAAGAGTTAGTTGACCCATTAAACTTACAAGGCGAAGGTGTTGGCACTGCTCCGATTGACCATGTTGTGACTGTGTCAGGTGTCAATGAAACTACTATTAATGTCACCTTAAATATCACTTATCAAAGTGGCTATTCATGGCCTGACGTTGAAACAAGTGTATTAACTATTATTGATATGTATTTTAGAGAATTAGCTGAACAATGGGCGAAATCAGTGACATACGAAGAAGATCATAGTGGTGTTATTGTACGTATTTCTCAAATTGAAACACGATTACTTGCATTGCTGGGCATCGTAGATATTGTTGATACACAATTAAATGGTGATACATCAAACATTGAATTGAATATGGAGTCCATCCCGAAACGTGGTGTTGTGAGTGGTTAAGCAAGTTGATGTCATGAGCTATTTACCTCCAATACTTCAAGATTATAAAGAATTAAAAGAAATAGCAGCAATGGAAAATCCGATATTAAGCTATTTATGGCAAATCATCGAGGATGAAACAAATAATCAATTCATTGCTACGATCAATAGGAATGGTGCTGATAGATACGAACACATGCTGAAAATCGCAAGTTCTTCTGCTGACACTATTGAAACTCGCCGTTTTAGAATTTTAGCGAAATATAACGACCAAGCACCGTATACTCGCATCACTCTTAAACTTATTTTGAACAGTCTGCTAGGGGAAGGTGAATACGAACTTACAGTTAGTCCATCCGAAAAATTTATAAAAATCCGTATTGCATTAACGCTTTCTAGCATGGTTAAAGCTGTAACTGATTTATTAGAACGTATCACACCTCAGAATATGGAACTAGATATATCGCCTATGTACTACTTGTATAAAGATATAGAACATGTACCGTATAAAGCATTGAAAAAGTATCGATATCACGAATTGTTAACTACACCAGTTGTATTTACAGGAGCAAAATACAGTGATTTAACACCATATACTCATCAACAACTAAGTGCTTATAAACATATCACAATAGACGAGGAGGGAGTTTAGTGGCAGAGCAAACACCGAATTACAATTTAACAAAGCCTGATATAAACGAATTTTATGATGTAGAAGTGCAAAACAATAACATGGATATTATTGATAGTGCACTTAAAAATTCAGAGGAACAACTTACTGAACATTTGGCAGAAAGTGTTACGTATACAAAAGAGTATATTAACTATTATGTTGACGCAACAAATGGTAACGACTTAAATAATGGATTATCGAGTGAGAGTTCGTTTGCAACAATAAGGAAAGCAATAGATTCATTGCCGAAGAATATAAGAAGTGTTATAAATATTAACTTAGCTAAAGGCACATATAGTGAAGATGTTGAACTGCGTGGTTTCTTTGGTGATGGAACAATTCGAATAAAAGGAGATTCGGTTATTTCGGATGCCGTATCTATTAATTCATTTTTAGCTGTTGGCTGTACAATAAAAATATTGATAATAGGCTGTAATTTTACAAATACCTCCGGAATTAAAGCTAATATATTTTATAGCTTGTATGTTTCATTCGAATCATGCAAATTCGTAGAAACTTCGAATAACGCAGGGTTAAATTTTGAATCCTCAATTGGAAGGGTGATTATGTGTACTATATCTAATCAATCTAACGGAATACAGTCATTTCTTGGCTCGAATGTATTTAGTTCAACTAACAGTGGAACAGGCAATTCGGTTGGTCTCGCAGCTAGTGAATCAGGAATAATAGGTAAATTTGATACGCAGCCAGGCGGGACAGTATTAGAATCTGTGTCAGGTGGAGGTGTAATACGATAATGCGAAAATTATCTTATTTAGATGAAATTTATAATGCAGAGAGAATTATAAAGACAGATAGTGAAATTATAGGTTACACGAATAATGAAGTAGTATTTAGGTTAAGTGGTATCAATGATTTTAGTGAATTTACTCTTATTGACGGGCAGGGATTTGATATAAAGGAGCAATCAGTAGAAGATAAAATAGAATTATTGCAAGCTGAGAAAGACCAATTAGCAGATACATTGGATATGATTTTAACAGAATTGATTCCAAAATTATTAAAAGGGGAATAAATTATGATTGCATTTATTGCAGGACGTATTATGTTAGATGCGGTTAAATCTTTATCTCAAGGGCAAGAAAAATATAATGCTTATTTTGTAAACACGATAATTTATCATAAATACAAAGATAATGTTGATACAATTTTGTGTACTGAGGGTTTTATTGAAGTCATAACAGATAAATAAAGGTATAACAAGAAATTTAGAAATGTGATAGAATTCTAGAGTGACTAAACTTTAGGAGATTGTAAATGTCAAAACTTAAATATTTAGAGGGATTAAGAGGTTTAGCTGCTTTAAGTGTTGTATTACTTCACTATTTAGTAGCATTTTATCCAGCATTTTATACAGGGAATCCAGAACACTCTAATACAGGAAATAATTTAGAAGTTCTGATTTCAACTACACCTTTAAATCTGATTTACGCTGGAAATTTCGGGGTTTGTATTTTCTTTGTTTTAAGTGGATACGTACTAAGTTATAAATTTTTTAAAACAAAAGATACTTCTGTTTTGACTAAAAGTGCCATAAAGAGATATCCAAGGCTATTAGTACCTGTGATGACATGTATTTTTATATCTTATTTGTTAATGAGAGTCTCATTATTCTTTAATATGGAAGCTAGCGCTTATACAAATTCCGATTGGTGGTTAGGTTCTTTCTGGCAGTTTGAAGAAAATTTCTTTGATATGGTTCAACAATCTTTCACTGGTGCCTTTTTAGACTATCAAAGTAGTTATAATCCAGTGTTATGGACAATGACATATGAGTTTTATGGATCGTTACTTATATTTTCTGTGGCTGCACTTATTGGAAAAGTCAATAATAGGTGGGTTTTCTATTTATTATTAATTTTATTGTTTTATAAAACATATTATTTAGGATTTATTCTAGGTATGGTGTTGAGTGACTATACAGTTACAATTAAAAACATTAAGTATACTAATCATACTTTAACCAAGGTGTTACTTTTAATCGTAGCAATCTATTTGGGTTCGTTTCCAAGAGAAGCTCAAATTGATTTAACAGGCACAATTTGGAATTATATTAATAATGCATATTTTACTGACTTACCTACTTTTTATCATACAATAGGATCATTTTTATTACTTTATGTCTTAATTGTGTCTGAAAGAATGAAAAAATTGTTTTCAATCAGAATTCTTGAGAACTTAGGGAAAATATCATATTCAATGTACCTAATACATTTATTGATACTAGGCACATTCTCAAGTTATTTGTATTTAAAATTGCAACCTTATCTAAGTCATTCTATAAATTTTGTAATTACATTTTTAATTTCAATAATATTGATTGTTTTACTTTCAAGCGCATTTTACAAATATGTTGATAAGTCAGGAATCAAGTTATCCGAATTTATTTATAATAAATATTTTTGCAAAAGGGATAAGTAAGAATCCTATATTAAACAGTAACGTCACTCAATTAGAGTGGCGTATTTTTATTAAAAAAGGAAGTGAAAATATGCCAACACCAAATTTAAACTTACCACTAATTGACCGAAACATGTTTGCTGATGTACCACGAGACATGAATGCATTGGCTTATGCAGTAGATGATGCAGTTGGGCCTAATGGTAAAATCGCTTTAAGACAAGATTTACAATCATTGCAACAAATTTTAATTGATCATATTAATGATACTACAAAGCATCCAACTCCAGTAGAACGTGCTGGTTGGAATAAAGCTGTGGTAGACATCGGCAACAAAGATGTACTACTAACCCAAAACAAAGGTAATTTAGTATTAGCAATTAACGAACTTTTTCAATCGTCCAGTGATGTCAAAACAAATGTAGCTGCGGCAATCACTGACAAAGGTGTACCAACTAGTCCGACAGCTACTGGTGCTCAAATGGCAGCTAACATTAGAGCTATACAAACCGGAATCAAAGGAACATATCCAATCCCATCATTGGCACATTTGCAAGAATTCCAATTTTGGATAGAAGATATACCATTCGAACCTATGTTTGCATTCGCTGAAAGTGGAGGCTCGGTATATTACAATGGAGGCGGGCATGGAGGAGGTTCTATAAATGGATATGGCACTGGATTAGAATGTTTTGGATATAATAAACAGCAACAAACCTCCAACGGAAAATGGAGGCTGAGGTTTACTATGAGGAATAATAGCAATTTAGGAGTGCCATCTAACGCTAGTAACATGGGTTATTATATAGCTCCATAATGGTATATAAACGCAGTCAATGACTAGCGTTATTTTTTATGCAATTTTAGCGCTATGAGAACAATCGAGATGGGCAATGGTACAAGCTACTGAACCTCGATGCTTCTCATGGCTTTTTATTTTCATTAAAAAGGGCAAAGGACGTGGACAAATGGAACAAACATTTAAATATTCAATTAGTGCAGTAGGAGGAGTCGTTTCTTGGCTCGTAGGAGGTTGGAGCTTATTAATGACAGTTCTACTAATTTTAAATGCAATCGACTTTTTCTCAGGCATGGCCGCAAACTGGGGAACGATCAATAGTAAACGAGGTTATCAAGGAATCATCAAAAAAGGTATGATGTGGGTTTGGATTGTAGTAGCAAACCTTATTTACTTAGTTTTATTAGACCAAGGATTTTCTATTGGTCAAATTATTCCTGATGCTGTGGTTTTAATGTTTATTTTAAATGAATTAGTTAGTTTAGGTGAGAACTCAGCAAAGTTAGGCGTGGACATGCCTGCACCAGTTAAAAAGGCTTTAGAAATCTTTGATACAAAGGAGGAAAATGCAAAGTGACTTACACATTCAAA